TGTGCTGCCATATTATTCTCCTTTTAGCTATCAGTTACAAAGGCTCTAAATCGCATAACCCCATGTCTTGTTATGCCGTCATCTTCTAAAATATCAGTTGTAAATTCACATCTGCAATCTACAAATGATGCCCCAGACACGGATAGGGAACTCTCGTGAAGAAGTCTATATATTTCTTTTTGAATATTTTTTATTTCTTTCATTCCTCTATAATCACTATAAACATCTATATTAAAAACATAATCTCTACCATCTAAAGTTTTACTTCCATTATCTGAAGTTGTTTGTGGACCTATTATTACAACTGGTAACGAAGTATCATCTGGTACTGCATCAAAAACACCAGTTATTAATGCACCTAACGTACTATCATCATTAAGTGTAGTATATATCCTTTCCTGTAATGTAAAACTATGTAAACTCATAATTTAATATACCATTTTTTAACTTAAATCTGAAATTCTATTTTTATTGTGAAGCATATTCTTCATCCATATAAATTATAGTTAAATCTCCAGAAACTCCATCTGTGCCAGAAGATGTTTTAACTCTTAATTCAATATCTGATTTTTCCCCTGCTACTATTGGTATTGGTAAATCTACATAAACATTCGTGTTTGCAAAAGTAGTTATATATTTTGTAGCAAATGCACCACCAAATTCTCTAATAGCCATTCTGCCAGTTACAAATTTATTTAACGTAGAACTACCAGTTGATAATTGTAATATATAAATATAAGCAGTATGATTTCTTGGTACTGTCCATAATGCCATTAAAGTTTGATTATCACCAATGCTAATTGTGGCATATTTGTTTTGTGGTACTCCACTTGTTACAGTTCCAGTTCCTGCATAAATAACTCCTGCATTTACACCACCACTTCCCACAGTTAAAACTTGCATACGATTTATTCTTATAAATTGATTAGTCGTATTTACTGCGGTTTGTCCATTTAGAGTAACTGTTTCTGTTATCTCATCATAATTGGCATCTAAACCTCTTAATTGTACTGTTCTTGCACCAGTTCCTGCAGATGTATCATTTGTATTTGAACTTGAGATTTTTAAAATACTTGCTGATTCTAAATATGAATACAGTCCACCTTGTGACCATATTGTTTCTTCATCTGTTCCTACTGCAGGATTGAATCCAAATTTAAAAAGACCTTTTTCTCTGACAAGTCCTCTTCTTATTTGCCAACCATATTTAGAATCAATGCTCATTTTTCTGTCCTAAGTGGGTGCCCTTCTGGTAATAAATCTCTATCAAATTTCCCTTTTCTGTATTTTCCAGTTCTAACTGCAAAAAGAAATGCGTTTACACGAGCTATCGCCCATTGCTCTGGACCCATAACTGTTCTTCTTACACTTTCTGGATTGGTTCTGTAAGCACCAATGCCTCTATTAAATACTTTTTCAAGCATAGAACGAGTGACTCTTTTTCCTTTTTTATCACCATGCTTTTCATTATGTTCTTTTACTTTATTATTTATTGTTTCTTGCATTCTTGCAGAAAGTTTCTTTTCTTCTTTTTGATTGGTTACTCTTAGATAAACACCATGTGTCTCACAGGGCATATAGTAATTTCTTTCTGGTCCTTTTATAGTATGATGCCCAGAACAACCTAATTTATCTGCTCTTGCTCTTGCTTGTGATACTGACCTAAAAACATCTCGCCCTTCCCCAAATCTTGGGTCTTGCTTCATTTCATTTACAATTCTTTTAAGGGTATAAACTAATTCTTTATCCATTAAATGCCATCCTTTACTGCCTTTTTAAACATTTCTTTATATTTTCGTCTCCCTTGCTCTAATGCAGGTTGTAAAAAAGGTCTTGCTTGCATATGTCGTGTACCAAATTCTAAAGCCTCTGAATATTTGGCTCTACTTTCTACTGAAGCACCTAATTGATCCGCATCTACAATAAGATGTATATTACTAGATAAAAATCCAGTATCACTTGCAGGAGGGTCGCCTTCCTTAGATATTCTTATTGTTCTTTTTGGATTATATCGTGTAACAGTATCACCTGCTCTTGGATTCTGATTTATACTTGTTATTGCTACGTTTCTTACCTCATTAGCAGAAACTCTTACTGTTTTTTTAAGATTTGCAAGAACATTCTTAATTTTTAAATCAATCTTACCTTCAAATTCATTTTTATTAACAACTTTAAGTTTAAGTGTCATCTACTGCACCCTCTGAACACTTAAATATAAGAAATCTATCTCGTTGACCTACATCAATCACAGATTTTACTGATAATATTCTTGTTACACCACTATCTGACCATGATATTCTCATTTTACCACCGCCAGATTTAAAATTTATATCTGTATAATATCTAGTGTAAACTTCATGTGTAATTGGGTTTTCAAGTCTACCTGCCTCATAGTTTTCATTACCTAGTTTGGGTACTACTTTAGCCATTAATGTTCTTGTATTGCTAAATGATGAAGTAAAACCCCCTCCAGTATCTGTAGAGGTTGCTCTGGTTTGAAGTGTTACAGAGTGTCTTAAATCGCCTATATATGGGTATTTAGCCATTAGCCTAAGCCTATTCCAAACCTCATATTTCTAAAAGGTTTCCATAATGAATTTACAAGAGTTGGAATTGTAGTTACACTTTCTCCTCTTATTGTCATTTCTGGATTTTCAAAATAATGTGATGCTAAAACTATTATCCCTTGCTTTATAGCTGATGGTACATCACTGGCACTTGAACCATATCCTGCAACATAGGTAATTTCTATTGCATTTGCTACTCTAAGCATATCATCCCAAGTTTCTCCAGTTCTTAGAACAACTCGCCCATAATCACTAGCAGTATCTACATAATAACGACTAGATGCCATTGTGGTTTCTGTATCGCTATCATCAAATGTTTTTACACTAGATACACTTACTAAGGGACTAAATGGTAAAGATACACTTCTCTGTCTATATTCTAAAAATGGTCCAGTAGTAATACCTTCTTTATTTGGAAGTATGGAATCAGAATAAGGTATATTATCAAGTGAAAGTTTTAAAGTTCTATTTATTAGGGATTTTTGTAAGTATTCTTTTGCTACACTTATTGATGCATCTTTACATACACCTATTTGTGTATCGTGAGTGGAATCATCACTGGCTATTCTTAAATTTGCCTTTACTTGTGCCGTTGTTACAACATCTGTTGCTTCAGCAGTAATTATTGTAACACCTGCCATTTATACCTCTATTTTTTCTTAGAAGTTTTCTTTGGTGCTTTGCCACTTTCCCATGCTTCATTTATGTCTTTTGTAGCAGGGTTATCAGCTTTTAAAGTACCATCTGCGTTTCTTGCTCTTTTTATTTCTGTTGGTGCATCAATTTTGGTTTCTTTCCCACCACCAATTTCAGTTGCCCAACCTTCATTAATAAATACTTGTGCAATATTTGATTGCCATAATTCATTCATATCGTAGGTTTGACCTTCAACATAATCCATACCTATTGTGCCATTATGATTAGCAGTAGCATGGGTTGTTCTTGTCATTCTTATTTTCATTAAATACTCCTAAAAAAGTATGCCCCCAAATTAATGAGGGCATATTTAAGATTATCCAGTTGCAGAACCATTATCTGAACCACTAGCAGGTCTATGGATAGGCATTGTTATACCAGTTGCTCCAATAGGTGTGCCATTTGTATGTGTTCCAGTTTTTGTTACTGCTACTCTGACATATCTGTTAGGTCCATGATAACCAATTGGATAATTAGCATCATCTTCTGCTGCAGCATCAATAGTCGCATAAATACCACTACTATCTACATCTGCAAAAGAAACATACTTGTTATCTGTAACTGCTGACCATGAAGAATTATCAGAACTATCTTGTAGGATTAAATCCCACTTAACAGAGCCAGATAATGTATCTCCACTTTCACCAATAAGGACATTTATCATAGCACCAGAAGTGCCTGCTAAATCTAATCCAGTTGTATTGGCTGTAGCAGTTGTTACCGCAGGGTCTAACACTTGTGTCATTGTTAGATTATTAGCTAAATCTTTACTCGCCATATTCTAATCTCCCTTAAGCTGATACAGTTTGAGTTCTAATCGCTTCAGCAATTATTACTTGTCCACCCAATCTCTTTCTTGCTACATAACGGATTGTTCCACTTGTTGCTTGAGTGAATGGGTCTCTAAGTATTGCTAAATTGATTCTGTCTACAATCATATAACCTCTGTTAAAGTCTCCAAAGGCTACTGGCTTGTTTCCTGCACCTACATCTGGCATATCTGTTGCCTCAATGTATGGTTGTCCAAGTATGGTATTTGGAACACCAACTTGTAAGCTAAATCCTGCTTGGAAAACATAAGAACCATTTGTATCTTGTAATTGTCTTATCTTACCAAGAGTTGATCTATTGAAAACAAATACACCATTTCTTGCATACTCTGTTTTTACTGCTGAATAAAGGTCAATTAAACCATCTGCAGTTAATGCAGCTGCAGCACCACTGTTTGTAGTACCTACATTTGAATTCTGCATAAACCCTTCTGGTCTACCTGCTCCAGTTCCATTTACGAAAGCAGTACCTTCAGCTACTGCAAATTGCATTGCAAATTCTGCAGAAAGCTCTGATTCCATATTGAAAGCTGAATCCTCAACATCTTGCTCTGTAATATCAACAAGTGCATATAACTCATGTGCAGTAATTTCTTCCATTCCATAAGTTAAACCAGTAGTTTCTGATCTTGTTCCAGTTTCTGAAACAAATGCTGCAGAAAAAACACCAGTTCTTGTTGGTACTTGAACACTTCTGTTTGATGTTGTTCTTACTCTAGCAATAGTACGAATTGGTGACATTTCTGTAACCTTTTTCTGAATTTCAGCAACGTACTCTGGTGGAGCAAGATATCCACCACCAGTATCATTTGATACTGTGAGAACCTTATGTTCCATTTCATCTAAAGACTCCTTACCTTTTCTTAGGTATTTGTCATAGGCTTTTAATTTGAAATCAATCTCTTTTGTCTCAAATCCTGCCTCTGGTCTTTTGATTTCAGTTTCAATTTTGTCCATTCTGTCGTTTAACTTCTTGGACTCCATCATCTCTTTAGTGAACTTTTGGTTCACATCCTCAAGTGCATCTAACTTTGACTCAATCTTAGATAACTTATCATCTGTAATTGGGTCTGAAGCACCTTTGGCTTCTAATTGCTCAAGACGTTCATTATTAGCATTTTTGAAATCTTCAAATGTTGTTCCAAAATCCTCAATGACACCTTTAAGCTCTTGTAAATCAGCCATGCTGACCTCCTTTTACTTGTTAGGTTTAAATTTAGCCATTAAACCTTTCATTGATTCAATAGCTTCGCTTACATCAAGGTCATCTCCAACATCTCGTTGTTTTGAGATTATATCTATTATGCCTTTGGCACAAACCTTACTTAATGAACGGCTCAACCCACAGTCCTCACGAAAATGAGTTTCCCAGTCACGAATAGTCCTTGTAAAGGCATCTTTTACTTGCTGAACCCTAGCCTTTGGGTTCATTGGAAAAGTTACAAGGCTAATTTCCATCAAATCCACTTCTTTAAGCATACGTCTTCTACGTCTTTCGTCATAGCTTTGCTTTTGTGGATCTGCTTTATATCCGATTGATAATCCATCTAATGCACCCATTTTTAGTAGTTCGTAGGCTTCCCTACCTTGCTGAGTGCCTAAAGCGAGTTTACCTTTTACTCGTAAACCATCGCCATCTTCTTTAATACTTTCAAAAACTCCAATTGGCATATCTTGCTTGTGTTGCCATAATAATTTTATACCTTTAGCCTTTTTTACTCTAAGACTTTTACTAAATGCACCATCTTCAACTACATCATTTCCTAAATCTTTATTTCCAAAGATAGAACCATATCCCTCAAATTTTCCATAAGGCTTTTTATCATCATCATCGTCATCGTCATGATATGCTTTTATTTCACAATTTGGTAAATATATATTGCCAGTATATATATCGTCTTTGGTTAATTCTTCAGTATTCATCTCTGCTCCCTTTCCACTAAATAAATTGGAGCATACAGCAAACCTTTGTTTGGCATCTGGATATTCAGAACGACTTTTATCGTCAGACATACATCTTGACATAAAATCTTGTCTGCTCTCGTTAGCATTTGGTTTTACTAAAGGCATTCCTTATAATATATGCTAATTTATTTTATGTAAATAGAAAAAGACGACAAAAAATATGGTTTTGACCATAAAAAACTCTTTTAAGTAGTTTACTTCTTCATTTAGATAGTATATAATGAAAGTATAAATATATTTTTAAACGGAGAAACAAATGAACAGATACTTAATAAAGCAACCAAAGCACGAAGAAATAAATGACGAAAGAGCATTTAAGATAAGCAGAGCAAAGAAGTGGACTTGCAGACAAGCCTTAGATGAAGGTAAATATAGAAATGCAGGTTGGGTTCGTGCTAATGACCTTAACGAAGTTTTTAGAATTGGTAATATAGAGCCAAACAAAATTCACAAAATCGGCAAGTTTTATTCAATATCTTGTGGAGATATCATTGTGGATAAAGAAACCAACAAAGCATGGTTAGTTGCTCCAGTTGGTTTTGAATTAATTAAAGTTAACGCAATATAAGGGGGCTAAAGTGATAAACTTTACAACACAAACTGAATATCAAGGTTCAAATGTAGTAGAATTATTAGCTGAAGGTTTTCCAATGGGTTCAGAGTTTTGTACTTTTAAGCAAGCAGTACAATATTACAACCTTACTGGAAAAGAATTAGCAGGTGCTAAATCATGTGCTACATTAAGAAAGTTGGTAACTAAAGATGAAATCAAAGATGGTAAGAAAATTAAAAAGCAAGTAATGAGAGCATTTCGTGTTTTTGAAAAAAGCCATCTTCTTGAAACTATGGCAAATAATGGGCATACACCATTAAAAAATAATGCTGAA